AATCCGTCCTGGAAGGACGTCTTTCGTCAGAATGCACGGATCAAAATTCCTTTGCATCTGATGAGGATGTCTCCTCAAGCGTCCAATTGGACGAGCGTAGACTAATAAAGAGAGAAATGACTCACTCCATTCGCTTGGGGGACCAGTAAGCGTGTGCTCACACCTCGCGCCCTGGGAGGAAGGTATCTTTAAACCTTGCGCTCGACAGGTACTGTAGAGGTCGTTATCCTGAGGGAGATAGCGTGGCGTTGCCGTGCGAAATGGGAGTTAGAGACAGAGGAAGTGCGGACCGTTGTGTCGTCCAAAAGATTGCACATGGCAACCGTTTAGAGTGAACCTCAATCCTAGGGGTCGTCTTCAGTGTAGGGAAGGGCCTGGCCGAATAAGCCAACATATGTTGGATTCTGACGAGGAGCTTCCTTGTCGTATCTAACGACGTAGGGTGATCCAGAGGCGGTTTAAAGACTGATTAGTCTGGCCGGCCTGCGGGGACTCCTACCTATACTGAAGGCGACTCTGTTGTTTCGACGCTCCCGGGGTCAAACTCGGGGTAAGCTGATTAGCTACTTTAAGCCTGATTGGTATCTCACCAAAGCCTTCCAAGGCTGGCTGCGGCCCTTCAAAAGAAGGAAACCGAAGTCCTTTTGAGACATAGTATAAACTTAACAGTGACAATAAACACAAACATCAAGCGAACGCTTGGTCGTGCGTATTCTCGACTGCTAAGCTCCTATGCTTCATTAGGTGCCATGCTCAAGGTAAAACTTGGGCGTCCAGCGGTGTCACATATCCTTGGATGTGTGGCACTTCTGGGACGGAGAGTTAACCTTTCAGTGGTTAAAGTAGTTATCACTACGGTTGCCTCTTACCATCGCTTGTATAAGCATGGGGGGATTAAGTTTCTAGTAATTTACTTGAAAGCTTGTTCCTCTATGCTACAACAGGTGATAGGGGGGCAACGCCTACACGACTTGACACCCTTCGGGGCTAGAGTCGGTCGAACGCATAGTGGACTTCCTTCCATTATTCCAGCTCTTCATCGAGCTCGAATTAGGAGCGGTGAGACTTGGGCAATACGATTCTGGGCGACTCTCTTCGGCTTATACCGAATTCTTGAGTTTCCCGGGAAAGTAAAGCTTTCGACAATCACCGATCCTTCTCGGATGGACCTATCTTTATTGTACGAATTTAGTCAATTCGTTACAAACCACTTCACCAGAGTACTCAAGCAGAACTTTCATACTGAAGGTTCTGTAACTGAAGCACTTTGGCCTGAAGAGGGTGATGGTCCATTGGAATTTATGAAAGGACTCCGCGCCAAACCATTTCTGATTTCTAAGTCTGGGCCTTCGTTGCAGCCAGGAAATATTCCGACCAATGGTCAGAGTACTTCCCCTGCCTCGATTTTGGCGTCAGCATTCACATGGCTTCACAGTCCCTTATATTCAATTCTAACGAATTGGTGTAAGATGACTGGGAACATATGGGTGCTTAACCGAATCGAATCTTGGGCCAAGGAGTTGTGGGTGTGGGAGGATTCTTATCCTCTTTCACCGGGCGGGGATTCATGCCCGTTCACAGCAACAAATTGGCTTGGCAAACTTGGGTTCAAACCGGAACCAGCTGGCAAGGTGCGGGTGTTTGCAATGGTCGACCCATGGACACAGTGGCTTATGGATGCTCTTCATCGAGCAATCTTTAAGCTGCTGGAGCAAATCCCGCAGGATGGGACGTTCGATCAGATGCGGCCGATTCGTCTGTTGTTTGAGTATCAGGATGCCAACCGTCTGTCAGATGGTCGGAAGCCTGAACTTCATTCATATGACTTATCCGCTGCTACTGATCGGATCCCCATAGTACTCCAAAAAGTACTTCTGTCCCCCTTCTTAACTAGTTGGGGGGCAGAGCTGTGGGCCTGCCTAATGGTTGGCCGAGACTATCATTGTCCAAAGACAATATGTTTCGGTAAGGGGCAACCTAAACAGTTGCTCTCATCCACTGGTAAGGTGACTTACCAGACTGGACAGCCAATGGGTGCTCTGTCATCATGGGCGATGCTAGCATTAGTTCACCATGCAATCGTTCAGTGGGCCGCTCTTAGAGCGGGCGTGATAACTGCTGGTAAACAGTGGTATGGGGGCTACGCCATCTTGGGAGATGACGTAGTCATAGTGGGGAAGACAGTCGCTTTAGAGTACTCTAGGCTGATGAAAGCCTTAGATGTAGGGATTGGAGACCACAAGTCTCTAGTCTCGAAGTCGGGGATGGCACTGGAATTTGCGAAGCGTACATTCCGCGATGGAGTGGACGTTTCTATGGTTCCTTTTGCTGAGTTCGTAATGGGCCGGCTAAACTTAGCCGGACTCATGGAGCTCGTGCGAAAGTATTCCTTATCTTTAGGACAGATGTTATCTGTCCTTGGATATGGTTACAGAGCCAAAGCCAACGCATCTAAGCGACTTTTCGGAATGCCTAAGAGGCTCCGGAATTACTGTCTAACCTACTACGGTCCCTGTGGACCGGGGTACAACGGTCTTAAGTCGTGGTTACCGAAAAAATCGATAACCTCGATTTATGGGACTGAAGGTGCCCGGGTTCCTGGTCTGGTTACATTATTCTTCGAGCAAGAGGTAAAACTCATGCTTGAAGTCCTTGAGTCTTATCGCCCTCTTATTGAGAGCGCTAAGAGACTTGGAACGGTGTATCGAGATCGGGAGCATTATGGAACTACTCCGAGAGGAGTCGACCGACAACCTTTCCATGGGGGAGTAGAAACTCAAACTCCGTTTGAAGTTCTTGACTCTCTCAATGAGACGGTATATCGGAACGCCTTTTTGGACGTAGCCATAACATACAGAGACCTCCATACTAAATTAGAAGAAACTTCTATTACTAGCCTAGACTGGGCTGGTTTAGAGGAGCTCTGGGCTGTGTTCCGTGAAATCGAAACACAGTTAGGAGCCTTACCACTTCCAAGGAATCTTCAAACTCGAGTGTCGGAGGCTGCGCCTCTAACACGAGAGTCGAAGGTTCTGAAGAGGTGGTATCGTTACTCTAAGCTGTTTAGATCCACTGTTGACCCATCTGGGGAAGGCCCTAATTAAGACCTATCGTGAGCTCGGCTCTGAAGCCAAGGTCAAAACAGGAGCTGAAATAGGCCACCTATTGATTTTGGTGAAGTAGAATAACCAAGTCGCTAGAAGAAATTCTAGAAGAGACGCCGAATCGGGAGAACCCGAATAGGTCCCAACAGAAGCCTTCCAGGGCTGGTGTTCGTGCCGTCGATGATGGAGCGGATATCAGTTGGAGTAGGTCGGGCAGAGATGCCTCAGGCTAGGAAACTAGCGATAGTGACCTATTCCAGCAGCGAGTTGAGAGACTCGCGCCCTGTTCGACCCAGAGGTTTCTCCGTCACCGTCAGACCAGGGTTAATAACCTGGCAACTGACAGCAACATTTTTGAAACGCATCTGAGCGTAGCAGGGGCCGG